AGGGTTCATCAAATTGATCGAAGGGATTTGCCATTTATCGTCCTAGAATAGCTTTAGAAGAACCAGCTCCATACTTAGCATCAAATTGAGCAGCAAGGGCTGGGTTTTGTTTTAGCAGTTGAGCAGCCCCTGGGGGTACTTTTGCTACAGTGGCTTGTGGAGCACCAAGTTGCTGAACTGGTTGTGGAAGAGTCGTTGCTGGCCTAGTAGGAGCAGGTGCCAAGCCTTCTGGTGTGAGGATGGTTTTACCAGCAGCAGGGTCAGCACGGCGACTAGCGATGTCCCTAGACACTGTTTGTGCCCAATTGAAATAGTAGTTAGCTGTTTCTGGATCATTATCCATCTGTGCCTGCTGAGCAAGACGCATATATTCCGCATACTGTTTGTCTGAGCCTAGAGCAGAGACTTTTGCAGCACCACTGCTTCGAGCAGCCGCCTTTTGAGCGGTTAGCCGTTGGGCAGCAGCTTCTCGCTGTGCTTGCATATCCTGTTGCTGTTTGAACAAACGACTTTGACTCTCTTCAGAAATCTTAGCTTGCTCACGAATCTTAATGAAGTCTTTGTGCATCATCAACAGACGTTTACCTTCAGCAGCCTCATCTGGATTAGGACTATAAGCCATCTGTTGGGCACCAAGTTCCAGAGCATCCAAATCAGCCTTCTTGGCATCCATAACAAACTTCTGCTGGTCAGTACTCAACTTGAGAGGAGCCATAGTCTCGTCATAAGTAGACTTAACTGCTTGTTGACGGTTGGTATAGCCCAAGCCCTCATTAGTCATCCTTTGATTTTCTAACTTCAAGGGGTTGTCCTGTTCAGCAAACATGTTAGCCAAGTTCTGCTGTTGAATGACCCCTTGAGCTTTCTCTCGTTCTAGGTCACGGTCTTGTAGGGCATAATGAGCCCCCATTGCCCCTCCACCAAACAGGGCATCATAATCAGGAGTAGGCATTTGAGTCCTTAAGAGAAATAACTACCAAGAGAGCTAAACAGACCACTCTCTTTACCCATGCTATACAGAGTAGCCAACTGCTGTTGACGACGAGTATCGGCAGCTTGTTGTGCTTGGAACTGATTAGTGGTGTTGGTCATACCTAGTTGCTGTGCCGCAAGGAGACGTTGGAGGTTTTGTTGACGATCTTGTAGTTGTCCGTTGTAACCCTGCATCTGGCTGTTGTACAGACCCATAGCCCCTTGGTTAGCAGCGTTAGCAGCAGCCACTTCAGCATTCATATAGCTAGGTTCTGCTTGAGCACGAAGACGGGTGAGTTCAGCCATCAACTGGACCTCTCGTGGACCATACTGACTACGGCGACCTGCCGCAGCATCCTTACGTTCCAACTGACTACGCATCTCCGTAGCAACACCACTCTTAGGACCAAACATACTAGCCAACTGGTTCTGGATAGCGGCAAAGTTAGGTTGACGAATGCCGGGAGCACGGGGAGCAGAGGGAGCATTACCACCTTGTTGAATTTGCTGTTGTAGTGCCTGTAGCTGGGCCTGTTGTTGAGCAACGGCGTCCCGTTGGGCATTACTTGTCCCACGCATCTGATTGAGAGCGTAGAGATTCATCAGGCCCCCAGCGACGTTTCCAAAGGTATTACCTACCTTGTTTTGTTGAGTCTGTGCAGCAGCATTTCCACGATCAATTGCCGCTTGAACTTCTGGTGAAGTACCACCCATACCAGCATTAGTACCAGGAGTAGGTCCTGTGGGACCATTCTGAGTCAGACGTCCCATAGCATCTGCACCAATCATACCACCAAAAGGACCACCAACAGCAGCACCTAGCATACCACCAATGGTACGCATACCTGCACCGGCAAGGCGTTCTCCAGTGGTACGAGCAGGCATACCATCACGATTGACATTAACAGTCTGACCAGTTTCTTCGTTGTAACCAGTCGTGGGATTAGCAAAGTGATCTGCTGCAATACCACCCAGTTCACCCAGCAAACCATTACCAGTAGCCAAACCAATGCCCGTGGCAGCCGCTTCACCATAACGCCCTGCCCCCAGAGCTTGAGCCGCACTAGCAGCACCTAGAGCCTGATTAGCAGCGGGATTCTGACGAGCAGCCATCAAACCAAACTTACGTAGACCTTTAACAAAATCATTGTCCATCCAGCCAGTTTCAGATGGAGCCTCAGAAGAGGGGCCTAGTTGTGCCGCTCCGGGCATCGAGATATTGGTCATACCAGACCACGCAGGGGGACCTGCTGGAGCAGCTGGTGCAGACAGAGAGTAGTCTGTATTAGCCGGGGCAGCAAAGGAACTAAACGTTGGAGCACTCATAGCTGGAGCACTCCACATATTACCCAAACTATAGTCAGTTTGTGTAGCAGGAAGTTGGCTAGCAGGAGTCCACCAGCCATCAGCATTATAACTGCTACCCAATCCATAACCACTACCTTGCCCATAACCCGTGGAGTTAAACCCACTACCACCCCAGCCAGCATTACCTAGGCCATAACCACTCTCAGTTCCGTAACCAGAACTGTTCAGACCACTGCCACCAGTGGAACTACCTAAACCATAGCCACTGCCTGTACCATAGCCACCAGTATTCAAACCACTACCTGTCCAAGCCATACGGCCTCCTTATGTTAATAGAACTGACTTCAGGGTTCCACCGTCGTTAGCCCATAACTTGACGTCACCTGAAGTTGTATTTTTGTATATAGCCCATTCGGAGGCTGGAATTTCTGTAGCTGTTGGATTACCAACAAGGGATAGCATAGAGGTAGCCCTACCATGCTGTGTAGCGGTCAAGTGATAACGCTCTGAAGCACTTCCACCTTGGATAGACAACAAGCTATTGTGGTTACCCACAGCAAGAGAGGCATGTTGTGCAGCCGTTAAGTGGTAATACTCACCAGAAGTGCCTCCTTGAATACTCTGCAAGTTATTGTGAGCACGGGAGGCAATGGAAGTAATGTTGCTACCAGTGAAGTTGATGTTGGTCCACGTAACACTGATAGCACCTGTATTAACGACAGTACGTAACTTCTCGTACCAGTCATTCCAGAAGGAGTGCCCCGGTGGTACACCAATAGGTGTGGGTGGAAGAATGACAGCCATTATTTAAGTCCAATGTTGTAGTCTACTTCTGCATGATACATACGGAAGCTAGCAGAAGAAGTTATGGTAAACCTGATAGCTCGTTCTACAAATCTACCTAAACGATGTAGCATGGGCTTCTCAATGGAGAGGTCCATAGTACGTGCTGTAGAGTAGGTCTGGTAGTCATCGTCTGTCCAGTCTACTGACAACGTACCCACCGTCTTGTCTGCCACAGGAAGTACCCTGAACATAAACTTCTCGTGCATGGTATCAAATCTCAGTTTAGGAGTTTGACACACCACAGGGAAAGCTACAGCATTGTCAGTGTAATATTCTGGCTTAAAGAAGAACAAGTTCTCTGCCCCTTTAAGGGAGAATACAGAGCAGTGTCCACTACCATCGATTGGAATCATCACAGCAAACTGTGCAGGTAGAGTGTCTGTAGCTTGGTAGCCTAGACGAGTCCATACCTTTGTGTCAACATCTAGAGCCAAGGTAAAACCATCTAGTGTCAAGATGTAGAAGACATGGCCTGCCATCGATGCCAACGTAGCCGTGAACTCTGTGTCTTTCTGGAGATACCTACGTACCATGGGGCTATCCACAGAGTCCATCTTAAAGTCTTCCAAGATGTACAGCATGGGAGCAGTTGTTGAAGACTGCCCAATGAAGTAAATCTTGTTCTCGTGTGTAGCAAACCCACTGATGTATCCAACATGCTTGACTGGAGTGTCGTTGCGTTGCAACGGACTACCAGAAGCATTACCAGCATCAAAAAAGTACTCAATAGAGGCAGAGCCCATAGCGATGAGGTAGTTACTCAGACGAGCAATACGGAACAACGTATCTGGAATCATCTCAGCAGTGATGAAGTCACCCGGAGTCCATAGCAGTGGTGTATTAAGACCACTGTTATAGATGTCGGATGTACCACTCTTCACTAAGAAGATGTAACCGTCCAGAAACATGATGTGTGGATCATGTGGCATAGGTAGGTCTGCGTCAGCCGAGGCTGTCAGAGTATTAGCAGAATCAATCTTAGCCAGCACAGTTCCATCAGAGACAATGACGTTGGAAGTACCGTCATCGTAGTAGAACTCAGTGAAGCCCACATCCCCCGTAGTAGAAGTAAAGGGAGTCAGAGTGGTAGACAGGACTCCTGTTGATCCCACATAGATTACAAGTTTGTCATCATGGGCAACAAAGAGTTTATCTTCATCTTCCCAATAGTGCATTCCACGGATGTTATCTTGGGGTAAATTAGCCATGTATGGGGAAACCCCTTCTCGCTTAATAAACGAGTACATGTCATCTTTAGTAGCAGGACTCTTAATCACATCAAAGAAGCCATTCTTTGCAATGACGTCTTTGGTCTTGGTTGTCTCTCGATTGTCAAGTGACCAGATTAGTTTTACATCCTTAGTCTGTCGAGTACTAATGGATGGGGCCTTGTTGAAAGCGATGGCGTTTCTCCTTACCTGCGATCAGGATAAAAGAAGACAGACGTCTCCTCAGAGGCAGAGGACAGGGCAGTAGCAAGACGTTTGTCCGACTGCTTCTCCAACCATCCACGTTCTTCCATAGGAAGGCTATACTCATCTGCTAGCATCAAGGCCAACTGGAATACAATGGCATTATACCATTCCTGTGGTACGTCAGCAGTTTCAGTACCAGTGGTAAACTTGAAAAAGGGAGTCGTGTACGTGATGTAGATTTGACTACCCGCAGGGAGAGAAGTATCTGGAGTAGGCCAGACAGAGAGAATGCCGTACTCAATAAAGGGTTGGTAACTCACTTGAACAGGAGTACCACTAGTTGTCACAGGTAAATTATTGTACGTGTAGTGTGCAATGATTTCCATGTTCAAACGAGTAGCACTACCTGTACGAGCCAAGTTAGCTTGAGTAATCTTGATTGGATAGGCAATGTCAATTGCTTGACCATTACCCATCACATACTCATTCTGTCCAGCTACAAGGGTAATACCCAACTCCTGTCGTTTCCATAGAGGCATACCTAGTGACTGAAAATCAGCCAAGATGGTATTAAGTGCCTCTGCTCCATCCAGGAGCTGCTGAGAATTAGCAGTGACTCCTTCACCCAACACACTTAGCTTTCGCAGAGCGCTATTGATGATGGCATCACGGGTCATCTGGAAAAGTGTGGTGGTCGAGGTAGTCATTGTTTGTCCGCTTTATCTTCTAGTTTGTCATAAATC